ATTTAGAACCGGATGAGCAGTATATAAGCAAAACAAATAGGTATGAAAGAAGTGTAGTTCCGATTTCAGATAGAGTGCAGCCTATCAATGATTACATGCAAACAAATATCACAAAATACAATGAAACGAAGCCACATGGTAACATTCTTCCGTTATGTCTAGTAGGCAATCGAGGAATGTATCTGAGTGCTGATGGTACATTACACCCTTGCAGTTGGACTTCATTTCCTTACATTGCAATGAGTGATGGAGAGAAGACAATTAACTACAAAGATAGTTTCTTTGCAATGTACAGAGACCAACTATCAGTGAAGACTAATACAATAGAAAATGTATTGAACCATGACTTGTGGGAAAAGCTATTTTCTAGTTGGAAGAACAGCCCTTGGGTTGAGTGTAGTCTGAAATGTAAAAAGAATTATGTCGATTATGATTATGCAGTTGGATACGAGACAAACTAATGGAACCTTTTGAAGTATATCGTTTATACTTAGCACTTAAACTTCACTTCACAAAAAAAGATTATGACATAACAAAAACAAAAGGCGCAGTTAGAGCTAGTCAAAAAACATTTATGAAGCGAAAAGACTTGACTAGTCTCAGAAAAATTGCGAGGGACTACACCCGAAAAGAAGCAATTGACTTCCTTGTCGCAAATTTTGTTTCGGGTGATAGGTGGGGTGGTCTGTTTGACTTGGAAGCAAAAGAAAGATATACTCTGTGGCTAAAAAATAGGCAATCTTTTGCATATAAATTTGAACAAGACATCGCCAAAATAGATTATGAAATGGAGAAGGAAGAATTGCAGTCTCCATTTGAAGCCAAAGAAGGCCGACACCCATTGGTGTTTAGGCTTTATTTTGGTAAAATGATTTCTTTAGAAACGCTTGTAGTACTTGACAAATTCTACAATTATGTTACTATAGAGAATGATGATATCTTTTTACAAGACACTAGTATGTTGATTAAAAAATATCGTCCATTTGTCCAAATCAGTGATAGAATTAGAATCACTGGTGAAAGGCATTATAAATAGTAGTGTCCGCTGATATAGGACAATACACAAAAATACAACGCTTATACGGAGAAACAAATATGTCGTTTAATTCACTTTCAGACTTGCGCAAGGCAAGAGGCTCCTTCGATAACTTAATGAAGGAAGTCGAAAAGATCGATTCCCCTAAACAACAAGGCAATAACGATAGCAATGAATGGAAGCTGTCAGTAGATTCTGCTGGCAATGGATATGCAATCATTCGTTTTCTTGCTCCCCCTAAAGGAGAAGAACTTCCTTGGGTTCGTATGTGGAATCATGGCTTTCAAGGTCCCACGGGTAAGTGGTACATTGAAAATTCTCTCACAACTATGGGTCAGCCTGATCCTGTGTCTGAACTAAACAGCGAGTTGTGGAACAGTGGTGTAGAAGCAAACAAAGATATTGCACGAAAGCAAAAGCGCCGTTTGTCTTACTATGCTAACATTCTTGTAATCAAGGATCCTGCTAACCCTCAGAATGAAGGTCAGGTAATGCTTTACAAGTTTGGTAAGAAAATCTTTGATAAGATTAAAGATGTCATGCAACCAGAGTTTGAAGATGAAACTCCAGTAAATCCGTTTGATTTCTGGGAAGGTTCTAACTTCAAGTTGAAGGCAAGACAAGTTGAGGGATATCGTAACTATGATAAGTCTGAATTTGAGTCTTCTCCAAGTGCTGTTGCAAACAGCGATGAAGAGATTGAAGCAATCTGGGGTAAGCAACACTCACTGGCTGAGATGGTTGATCCTAAGAACTTCAAAACTTATGATGAGTTGAAAGCTAAACTTAATCAGGTTCTTACTGGTGGTGCAAGAGTTACTACAGCAGAAACTATCGCTTCTCAATCAGGTGATGATGATGTTGAAGACTTGCTTGCTGTTAAATCTGCTACATCTAATGTGTCAGTCAAGTCTAATGCTGATGAAGAAGATACAATGAGTTATTTTGCCGCGTTGGCTGAAGATGACTAATTAATATTAGTAGTCTGAGAAGGGGGACAATGTCCCCCTTTTTTTATATGTTAATAATCATTACCAAGCATACCAATCATTCTTACGCCTGATCTTGTTTCTGGTCCTATAGTTTTAGGCATAGATACAACTACATTAATATCCGGCTGTGGTTGTGGGGCAGGAGCAGGGGCTTGTACGACAACAGGCGCAGTCGCACCAGGAGCTGTTGCGTTATTTGCATCATCTGTTGCATTCTCTACTACAGAAGCATTCGTATTTCCAGAGAGACCCTCTCCGTAACCCGCTTCGATGTCGGTATTGATTTCGGCTTGCTCTCTTGCTTGTCTTGCTTTCTGATTTAAACTAATCACTTGATCGGGAGTGGCATTTGGATCGCTTGCCAGCCGCTCATAAAATTTCGCCCTGTCTTCAGGGCTTCCCAGGGAGCCGTCTTCTCCTGCTTTTCCAGCTTCATATGCCGCTTCGATTTCTTCAATAGGAACAGGTTCACCAGCATCAACAACCATTTCGCTAGGATCATCAAGCAGGCCTGTATTCATTCGATCTTGTTGAGCTTCATATTCTTCTCTTGATACTTCTTCGCCGTCTATCTCATAAGATCGGTCTACATTACCGGTTGCAAAGTCACCTTCGATAACGCCTTGTTCTATCAACGCCTCTTTGTCACCAAGTACACCGCCAGTATTTAATATTTCCATCGTGACATCTTTTCTAGCCCTTGCATTTTGCGTGTTTAACTTACGGTTATACATAGAATCTGATTTTTCTTTCCCTTCGTTCTTCTGTATAAACTCTTCACGGTATTGTTGGGTTCTGTTCTGCACTTCTTCATCAAATGCTCGTTTTTGTTCTCGGGACATATTTGCATGGACAAGTGAACCAGATTGTTCACGGGTTTCTCGCATCGACTGTTCGTTTGCCATTGCTTTTCTTGCTTCTAGTTGCTGTGGTGTGCCTCCAAATTTTGCACCGAATTCTGCGTCTAATCTTTTTTTCTTCGCTATTTTTATTGACTCACTCATATCCGAGTTATTAATTTCTTCTAATCGAGTGTCATACTCTTTCACATCACCTGGTCCCATTTGCATAGGATTATCGGAAGAATAACTAGCAGTAAAGGTGTCAATATTGACACCTATGGTTTCAGCTTCTTCTTGATTGTTTTGTATAGCTTTAACTAGTGCCGCATTAGCGATTGCGTCAATATCGTTCTCAGAAAGCTCCTCAGGCTGTTTTCCGGTAGATTCCATCATCATAGACTCGATTTCAGTGGCTTCTGATTTTATTTTTGCCACTAACTCGTCACCACCTGGATTGTCAGCTATTTTATCTAAGTACTCATTTGCAAGCGTATTTGATTCCTTGAGGTCTTCTTCACTTACTGGAATTGCATCTGCAATTGCTTCACCTGCCGCACCACCTGCCGCACTGCCGGCAAAATATCCAATGGCGCCACCTACTATGCCACCAATAAGAGTCCCAACAACAGGGATAGCAGAGCCAACAGCCGCGCCGACAGCCGCCCCAGCCAGCGCACCACCTGCACCGCCTGCTCCACTGCCGATAGCCTCACCTTTTCTTGATTGCGCCTCTTCAGCGGATATTTCTAATCCTTCTAAGTCTCTCTCAGCCCCCATCGCTCCGGAGACCGCTTCATATGCACCTAAACCAACCCCAAGCCCAGCACCACCAAGACCCCTAGCAACTCCGCCAGCACCTCTCAGTAGACTACCGCCGGCTGATTTGGCGCCTTTCATCAGACTACCTGCTTTATTTTTACCAGCGGCAAAAAGATCCTTGCCTTTCATCATAATACCAGTTGCTAATGCTCCTGAGAAAAACCCAGGCCCAGAGTCAGATTCTCCTCCACCGCCTCCTCCACTACCAACACCTTTCTTGAGCAATGCAATCACGCTGTCGCCCTGCATTTTTGTCATTGCAGGTTCTTGCTTTCGTAGTGTGGCGAGTATTTGTTTGGAGACTGATAATTGATCTTTGCCGCTTTTATCTAACTCTCTGAATTCAGGGTCTGATTTACTTTCCTCCTGAATAGCTTTTATATCTGCGACATCTGCCTGTATTTGCTTTAGCTCGGGACTAACCCCGACTTCTTGACTTGTGTTAGCGGATCCTTTCTGTTTTCCGCCACCGTAGCCTCTTATACGGTCTCTTTCTTCAGTGCTACTGAACATCTTGCCCATTTTACTATCAGCACCAAAAAAGTTAGCCGGAGAGAAAGTC